CTCTCATCCAAACGGATTCGCCGGCTTGCACGGCGGAACTCCAGGGCAAATTTAGGAGTCCCACGGGGATTTTGTGCGGGGCCCACACTGGGCCCTCTTTTTGGTTAGTGGTGGATTTAATGTGGTTACCTCTTCCACAAACGCGACACTGGGAAAGTCCCATCCCTGTCGGTCGTACCACCCGCGATGCGCCTACGCAGCCGCAGGGCAGACCCAATGCCGCTACTAAAGAAAAAGAAACACACAAACTACGACGATCCATTTAACGTCAGCGTCTGCAAGACGAACTCGGCAAGGGGTGTCGTTACTCACCCAGGCAACTGCCCGCCTGCAGCTGGAGTCTAGGTCGGAGGTTGGAGAATGGTCGAGATGGGATCGGCCAACTCCACCACATAGTCGTACCACATGAAACCAACGACGGAATTCTCCGTAGCAGAGGAACCTGCCTCATAAAAGGACAGGTAAGCTGGGGCATATATATTACGGTTATTCGCAACCGTAACATTCGTAGTAAAAGGGCCCTGGCCAATGTAGGGATACCAATCCTTGGTAAACCTACCAGTGTCCAAAACGGCCCCCTCCTCAGCTGTGGTCCAAGCGGCATGAATCTTGACCTGATCAAAGGCGGCAAACACCGACAAACCAGCCGGAGTCTGCTCAGCAAAGTCATAGCCAAAACCATAGCCAACCGCCCCAGACGTATTAGTACCTACCACTGGCACATAGTACGCCCTGAACGATAGCCACCGCCACTTGGAAAAGTTGGCAGCCACACCCGAGAGCCAAGGACAAAACGAAGGGATCAACGGATTAGCCTCTGGAGCACTAAACGTGTCAACAGTCTTAGCCGTAAAAGCCGAGACCATCTCACATCTAGCGACAGTCATGTAATCACCAGGCATACCATTGATCTTAAGGGACGATGCCGGGGACGAAAAAGTATACCCAGCCGGAATAGGAGTGCGGGTCAACCCCAGCAGTCCACGATCCGGTCTAGGGACCATCTCACGCCCGACATCCCTCACCCCACTCATTACACGCCCGACGGACCCAGCACGAAGCCTAGCCCGCCTACGTCTACGCCTTGCTCGCTTACCAACACCACCCAATGCCTTGACATCGATCTCAACCTGCCGGCCGACACGAAACTTCCTAGCCACCATTGCGCTTGTATGGGATCCGATCGCGCAATCGGACTGTTCATCCCTCCTACATCAATTGATGGTACCGTGCAGTCTCTTGGCATTTATATTAGCCCATCAAATTGGATTTGGCACTCAAAGGAGGGACCCCATGACTGGTTCCCCGGTGGCGTCACTCACCGTCTCAACCTGAGGATCACACTAAACAAAAACGGTACGATACGCATACGGCACAGGAGAGGACCCAAGGCACAATTTAGAATAGTACCTCTCCAGTTGCACCTGCTCATCAGGTGTAACGCCGAATGCGTAATAGAAGGAGGCCCGAGCTTGTGGGTGAACATGCCCATAAGCTCGGTTGACGCCCTCCTTCCATGTCCGAAAACTCCAAGGCAACAAGTCCTCGGGTATCGGACGCCTCTCACCGGACCGGACATAACAGCTATAAAGTTCCTGGTATACAGGTAGCCGACCCGTCAAAGCCAGCCCACCTGTCCCCACCGCGTCAAGCCATCCGCGGAAGAGCCTGGAACTTCCCCAATTGCACAACATCACTGAATCCTTGACCACAGCAGTGCTGAAATTGCGCACCATGATCCAATCACTGCCATCAAAAACGGGGTGAGTCTGGCAAAACTCAGCCTCCTCAAAAGAGAAAGCAGGAGCTTCAACTGCCATACTAAACCCCATCTCTAAAAACCACTGGTCAAGGCCTGTCATAAACCTGTCAAGATCCTCCTTCTCCATAAAAACGAGGCAATCGTCGCCATTGTTGCCAAGGGCACACTCGACACCGACGTGGCGTGAGTACGCGAGGACCAGAGCTGTCATCAACAAGCAATTACCCATCGATGTGTTCATATCCCCGCTCATTCGCCGCCCAGAGCACCGATACTGAACCTGTCCATCAGGGACATACCCATGGCACTCATTCGTCAGTTGCCGATCAAGAAGCTGCCCCAAGCGGATTTTATGCTTGCGCTCTCTGAAGCACCTCTTATAGACCCCATGTTCCCAAATCAATGCCTCTTTCGAGACATGCTGATCAAATCTATGGGCATCGAGCCCAATAGCAACAGGCTTACGAAACCTATCCCATTTCTCACGAAGAATCTTGGCAGTATCAGTGGCATTGAGGCCCTTCATAATCGTGGTATGACCCCACAATTTGTCCAACGCCTTAAACAAGCGCTTCTCCAAAGGCTTCAAATACCTGCCAACCTTGATGTTGTACCTAGGATCCCTAGGTGAAATCACCCGAGGAACGGGATCCCGCTTAATCGTCCTGTCCGTCTTCTCGTACTTCACAAAGATGCGCAGCCTTGAGTCCTCCTCCAGATTAAACCGCCCCGCACGGATCTCATCCAGAGCTCTCTGGTACACCTGCCGCTTGCGGCCCCGATATGAGTCAACAAAAGCCTGATGACTAACCGGGGCGGTCGAAGGCAGCAAAGGTTCCAGATCGGCCAAGACGCTTCTCAGACGCCTGGCAAAGACGCGGGACCGTGGCTGGACCGGGGGGACAAACCCATCCTTACCTGCCACGAAAAACACCCGCTCAGCAACACCTCTAAGTAGAGTATCGAGGTCATTTGTGAATGGCACAATATCTGCATCCGGGGCAACGCCAGCCACTCGTACGTAGCGCCGCTCCCGGGGAGCGCCCACCCCCCTTTTCCACCGCAAGCAGTCCTTCCTCTCCCCATAAATAGGACATTCTAGAACGTTCCAGCCACCATCACTGGTGACCGGATACTGCTCCAAAACCCCTGTAGGCAGAGAGGGAGAACCGGTGGAGAGGGCTGGGCCCCCCTAGTGGGATTCTAGGAGCTCGGGGCTGGTCAACTTGCCAACCCCGAACACCTTAGACCAAAACCCACCAAATGCATTGCTGGGATCGACCCGTTGCTCCCAAGCCTTGGTGGTTACAGCCACCCGCATCTGACAAAAAGCCTTAGTAGGTACAAAAGATAAGAACAAGGCCCGATCAATAGCCACGTTCTTGTCCGAGGTACGCATATCCTTATACTGAGGCTCTTCCAACAGTTTCTGGAGCCAACGACGCGTGACCAAAATGTTGGCCTCACTAAGTGGGCGCTCACCAAACTTGTTATAAGCAAGCTTGCTGAGCGAAGCGGCGAACCGGGATCGGCACCCTTTACGGATGACGGTCTTGGTCCGAACGCTCTTCTCGACCACGGGCTTCTTGACATTACTGGTAACACGGTGGAGATCCGTGTATTCATGCCGGTCAAGATAATCCTCCGGGTCTTTCTCAGAGACATCGACTTCAGCCACCACAGCCCTCGCAAAATGCTCAGCCGGACCACCGACTGTCACTAAGGACCAGGCATGCTTCAGCCATCTCTGACCCCACTTGGTCAGGTACACTAAGTCCTGCGTAGGAATCGAAAGAGCAGCCATGCCAATTCGCGGAAGTTACAATTTACCCCCAATTAAGGTAGGCCCGCGCTTCAAACCCGCCCCAATGCTGTAACACGGAGGCGAGAGCAAATCCCTACGGTGGCGACCGCAACTCTCACCCTTGGGAAAGGGG